GCGTCGCGTGTGCGTGCGCAAGTTAGGACACCAGGGGTCGGGGGCGGAGAGGGGACATGAAGCCGGGAACAAAGCCAAAGCCAACTGAATTGAAGCGATTAGCGGGTAATCCGGGGCGAAGGCCGTTGAACGACAGCGAACCCAAGATAGTCGGCGGTGTGCCGACGTGCCCGGCATACCTGGACAAGGTGGCACGGCGCGAATTCAACCGGGTGCTCAAGGCATTCGGGCAAACGCGGTTATTGACGATAGCTGACCGGGGGGCGCTGGCCATGTTGTGCCAGATGTACTCGCGGTGGATTGTGGCGGAGCGAAGTATAGCGGATGACGGCCTCACCATAAAGACGTTCATGGGCAACATTATTCAGAACCCGGCGATAGGGATAGCCAACCGCTGCTGCGAGCTGTATATGCGCGCGGCTGTTGAGTTTGGCATGACGCCCTCGAGCAGATCGAGGCTGAGTGTGCCGGATACAAAGCCAACAAAGACGTTATCTGAGCAACTGGATGAGGCGATAAAGGAAGGCCGCCGTGTCGCTTAGTTTCACGTATGACCAATATGTGGCGGATGTGCTGAACGGGCGAGTTGCGGCTTGTAAGCTGGCGCGCCAGGCGTGTGAGCGGCATGTTAAGGATCTGGTAGACGGGGCAGAACGCGGCCTAAGGTTTGACCCGGATGCGGCGGAGAAGGTGATCGCCTTTTGCTCGTTGTTAAAACACACCAAGGCCGAGTGGAATGAAATGCCATTCCTGCTCGAGCCGTGGCAACAGTTTATAATCGCCTGCCTATTCGGGTGGAAGCGCAGCAATGGGTATCGCAGGTTCAGAACCGCCTACCTCGAGCTGCCCAGGAAGAACGGTAAATCCACTCTTGGATCCGCGCTGGCCTTGTATATGTTATTTGCAGATGGCGAGGCGTCGGCAGAAATCTATAGCGCGGCGGCTGATAAAACCCAGGCGGGGATCATATTTTTACCAGCGAAGGCGATGTTGGAAGCGTCGCCGGCGTTGCTGGAGGAGAAGCCCAATATATATCAGCACACCATATCGGTGCCGAGCACGCACAGCTTTTATCGCATCGTGAGCGCGGACGCCAAACACCAGCAGGGTTTCAACTCCCACCTGATCTTATTCGATGAGCTGCATGAGCAGCCCACCCGCGATCTATGGGATGTGTTGGCTTCTTCGATGGGGGCGCGCCGGCAGGCCTTGATGGTGGCCATGACAACGGCGGGTTACGACCGCAACAGCATCTGTTGGGAGCAGCACGAATATGCCAGACAGATCCTGGAGGCGATTACCGAGGATGATTCGTTTTTCGCAATCATCTATGGCGCAGCGGAAGACGATAACATGCTGGATGAGGGGATATGGGAGCAAGTCAATCCCAACCTGGGCATCTCGGTCAAGCGTGAGTTCTTACGGGAGGAGGCGCAGAAGGCCAAGTCTGTGCCGGCCTATCAGAACACATTTAGAAGGTATTACCTAAACCAGTGGACAAGCCAACAGGCGCGTTGGCTGGATATGGAAGCCTGGAATGTTTGCGGCGAGCCGTTCGATGAAGGTCTACTGACGAATGGGGATTGTTACGGTGGATTGGACCTGGCGAGCGAGAGCGACTTGGCGGCCTTTGTGCTGGACTTTCCGGAGGAAGTTGAGGGGGAGGATCAAAGGCACCGCTGGCTGGCCAAGTTCTGGATCCCGGGTGAGAACATCGAGCAGCGGATGCGGGAGCACCGGGTGGAATATGACGTGTGGATCCGCGACGGGCTAATCCAGATCACGGAAGGGAACATCATCGACTATGAGGTGATCCTGCGGGACATCGAGGCGCTGGGATTGAAATACAACATCAAGGAAATCGCCTTTGACCGCTGGGGCGCCACCCAGGTGAGCACGCGTCTGGCCCAAATGGGATTTAGTGTGGTTGGGTTTGGGCAGGGAATGGCGAGCATGGCGGCGCCGACCAAGGAGCTGCTGAGGATCGTGCTGGGCAAGCGGCTGGAGCATGGGGGCAACCCGGTGTTGAAGTGGAACGCTGACAATATGGTGGTGGATACGGATGCGGCGGGCAATGTAAAGCCGAATAAAAAGATGAGCCGTCAGAAGATTGATGGGGTGGTGGCTGGCATTATGGCGCTATCAAGGGCGATGCTGCATGAGGATGAGGGCGGCAGCGCGTATGAGGAACGCGGATTGGTGCATGGATGAGGAAGATACCTCGCGCGGAGACGCGGAGGGCGCGGAGGGGAAGGGGATGGATTCCCGCCTTCGCGGGAATGACAGGGACCCTCACCCAACGGGCGGACACGCAGGTCCGCCCCTACGCCGGGATGACGAGGGATAGATGACGCAGGTGACGATCGTGTGCGGGCCGCCGGGGGCGGGCAAGAGCCATTACGTGCAGGAGCATCTGCACTGGGGTGACCTGGTGCTGGATATCGACACGCTGTTTATGGCCTTGAGTGGCCAGGTGAGTTACGACAAGCCGGCGACGCTGTTGAAGATGGTGCTGAGGGTGCGGGATACGGTGGTGGCGGAGCTGATGGGGCCGAACAACATCGCGCGGGCGTGGTTGATTACGAGTACGACGAAGCATGATGAGATATTGGGGATGGCGGGGAAGTTAGCGGGAAGATGGATTCCGGCCTTCGCCGGAATGACGGAGGGCGGACACGCAGGTCCGCCCGTACACATAGTGGTGCTCGAGGTGCCGGCGAATATCTGCATGCAGAGGGTGCAGGCGGACCCGCGGAGGGCGGACAAGCTGGCGGAGTGGCAGCCGTTAATCGAAAAGTGGTGGGCGAATTGGCGGACGTTGCCGGGGGCGGAGAGGGTGACGGGATGAGGGAGAGGATATTTCTCGCGCAGAGCCGCAGAGGGCGCGGAGAAGAGGGGAAGATACCTCGCGCGGAGAACGCAGAGGACGCGGAGAATACAATATGAAAATATTCGGGGCGCCATACCCGACGCTCAAGCGGGTGATTGTGAATACCAAGTCGGGTGAGGCAATACGGGGTGTGCTGTGGGCGAAGCGGGACGGTTGGCTGGTAGTGCGCAACGCTGAAGCGCTGCAGCAAGATGGCAGGGTGATTGCGATTGATGGCGAAGCGTTGATCGATAAAGACAATGTAGCGTTTATGCAGGTACTCAACCCATGACAATCATACAGAGCGGGCTGACGCTGCTGAATTACGGGACGACGTGGAGCTGGCCGGGCACGGGTGGGATCAAGTTGTATGACCAGTACACGCATGATTATGCGACGATGTACCGCACCCAGCCGAACGTGCGGACGTGTGTGGATTTCTTGGCCAGGAACATAGCCCAGCTGGGGTTACATGTATACCGAAGGGCGGGCGAGACGGATCGGATCCGATTGACGGCCAAAGACCATCCGCTGGCAGCGTATATCGAGAGGCCGAATTACTTTACCACCTGTTACCGCAACATCAATTGGTTGGTGAGCGACCTGGGGATCTATGACCAGGCATTCTGGATCAAGATGGATGATGGCGGGACTGTGATTACCCAGCGCGTACCGCCCTACGCCATGACGGTCTATGGCGGAATCTACCCGACACAATATATGGTCAACTTTCTCGATGGGCTGAAATATTATAAGCCTGAGCAGGTGGTGCATTTCAGAGGATATAACCCGACCGACACGCTGAACGGGTTATCGCCACTGGAAACATTACGGCGGATCCTGGCGGAAGAACATGAGATGGGTGAGTATCGCGAGCATTTCTGGCAGAACGCAGCCCGAATCGGCGGGGTGATCGAGCGACCAGAACAAAAGAATGGTAAGGAGTGGGCAAAGATAGCGCGAGAGCGATTTATCAAGGACCTGCATGATTTCCACGCGGGAGCGGAGAACTCGGGTGAGACGTTGGTGCTCGAGGATGGGATGAGCTGGAAAGAAAATACCTTCAATGCGCAGGAGAGCGAATACTTGCTGGGGCGCAAGCTGACGCGCGAAGAGTGCGCTAGGGAGTATCACATCCCGCTGCCAATGGTGGGGATATTGGACAATGCCACCTTTTCAAACATCAAAGAGCAGCACAAGAACCTATACCAGGATTGCCTGGGGCCACTATTGGTGATGATCACCGAGGAGCTCGAGCTGCAATTGCTGCCGGATTTCCCGGATACGGAAGGGATCTACCTCGAGTTCAATATCGCCGAAAAGATGGCGGGATCGTTTGAGGAACAGGCGACCAGTTTCCAAGCGGCGGTGGGACGGCCGTGGATGACGGCCAATGAGGCGCGGGCCAAATTGAATATGCCGTCGTTGGGCGGCGATGCGGATGAGCTGGTGACGCCGCTGAATGTGCTGACGGGGGGACAGGCGAGCCCGTTGGATAGCGGGGCGCCGAAGGGGATAGGATATTCCTCGCGCGGAGACGCGGAGGGCGCGGAGAATGCAAAGGGAGAGGATGGGGGGATGGATTCCGGCCTTCGCCGGAATGACGTCGGAACTCGCGCGGAGAACGCGGAGGGCGCGGAGGAATATAAGGGGAAGGTGACGCGGATCGATCCGACGAGGATCAGGTTGCGGGCCAGGTATGCGGAGAAGTGGACGCAGGTGATGGGGAAGTATTTCAAACGCCAGGGGGCGGCGGTGCAATCGAGGCTGCCGAAGGCGTTGGGATTTATTACAAAGCAGGTGGATTCCGGCCTACGCCGGAATGACGGAGCTCGCGCGGAGAACGCAGAGGGCGCAGAGGAATATAAGGCGGCGGTAACGGAGCTGTGGGGCGATAGCAAGAGATGGAATGCGGAGCTGAAGAAGGATCTGCTGAGGTTGAACCTGGAAACGGCCTGGGCCTGGGCGAGTTATACGGCGGCTACGGTGGATGCGCCGATCGCGCAGGAACCGATGATGGCCTACCTGGATGAGAACGCTGACTGGGGCGCGCAGGATATCAACGAGACCACCATGGCGCAGGTTGAGGCGGCCCTCGGGGAGGATGATCCGCAAACGGCGCTCGAGAACGTGTTCGAGCTGGCGATGACGGTGCGGGCGGTGGAGATCGGGATCAGCAAGGTGACGGCCATGGCCAACTTTGGGGCGCATGAGGGGGCTCGGCAGGGTGGATTGCGGTACAAGACATGGCAGACGAATTCAGGCAATCCGAGGCCGGCGCATGCGGCTTTGGCGGGCACGACCGTCAAGCTGGAGGAGTTGTTTTATGCGACGGGTCAGAGATGGCCGGGGGATCCGGCGGGCGGAGCGGATAATAATAGCGGGTGCCAGTGCAGTGTGACGTTTAGCAAGTAGGAAGATACACAAATGAGTACTGCAGCATGGCGAGCGGAACATATAGAACAATTACGCGCTGCTAACCGTGCCCGTATGGCTAGGAAGCGCGCTGAACTTAGCGACGAACAAAAGAAGAAGGAACGAATTAAGAAAGCACAATATCACGCTGAGCATCGTGACGCGGAACTTGCATATAAGTCCAGGTACCGCGCCGAGCACAGAGAGCTAATTAAAGCATATACCGCGCAATATTTACTAGAACACCACGATAAGGCGGCGAGGGCAACTGCTAAATGGCGCGACGAAAATAGAGAATCGATAAATGCTCAGAGGCGCGAAGAGTATGCAGTAAACGCCGAATTGTATCGCGCACGGTCTACAGCATGGCAAAGAGCGCATCCAGAGCAAAAAAAAGCGAAGGATGCACTTTATCGAGCAACGCACAAGATAGAAAGAAGTAACAACTTTCTTAGATGGCGTACAGAAAATAAGGATAAAGCTCGAAATGCTGTTGTTAGATGGGTAAGGGAACATCCGGAGCTTAAACGGTTTTATGACCACCGACGCCGTTCACGTAAGCGAAATGCGGCGGGGGCAGAGTATATAACGCCGGATTTGCTTGAAGCGCGTTGGGAATATTACGGGAGAATGTGTTATTTGTGTGGTATCCCGGCTACCGCCACAGACCATGTAAAGCCATTGGCCAAGGGCGGAGCTGATTGGCCTTGTAATCTTAGGCCGATTTGTAAACCTTGTAATAGTAGAAAGCGCGATAAATGGCCATATGAAGTTGTTAGGCTTGGAGGTAACAAATGAAGACGAAAACGGTATTCGGTGTACGGTTTGAGTTTAAGGCGGATGGGCCGGTCGGATCGTTTAGAGCGGTGTTCGCCACCTTCAATGTCAAGGACCATGACGGCGATGTGACATTGCCCGGGGCGTTCACCGAAGGGCAACCCGTGCGTATCTCGGTGTGGAATCATGGTTGGGGCGAATTGCCGCCTGGCCGCGGTGAAATCCATTCAGACCAGATAGAGGCATGGGTTGATGGACAGTTCTTTATGAACACCAATTCCGGCAGGGAACACTATGAGACCCTCAAGTCGTTGGCGGATCTAACAAGATGGAGCTACGGCTATGAGGTGTTAGACGCATCAAATGGCCAATTCAATGGCGAGTCGGTGCAATTCCTAAAACGCATGGACGTGATCGAAGTGTCGCCGGTTATGCAGGCGGCAGGGATCAACACCCGGACGATCACTATGAAGGAAGGGCGGCGCAATAGCGCCAAGGACGCCGAGCATATCCAGGCGATCCACGATGGAGCGGCGGCGCTGGGCGCCACGTGTAATACACCAGAAGATAACGCTACGGGTGACGAAGGCACGCCTAAAGGCAGTGACGGGGCGACGCATGCGTCGCCCGTACAGTCGAGTAAGGTGACGCCGAGAGACATCCAACGGCGGATCGATTTCATAAAACGTGTTCGAATATTTAGGGATGAAGGTGAAAAAATGAACAGGAAAGAACTTGTAGCGGCATTCGAGAAAAACGTGGCTGAGCTTGATGCGCTTGCGACCGCAATACAAGGACGTGTTCCGACCGAGCAAGAAGAGGCAAAGCTCACCGAGCTTGAGATCGAGCGTAAAGGATTAGTGGATGAAGAGGCTAAGATCGCAAAGATCGAGGCTCGAATCAAATCCTTGCGTGAAACGCCTGGCGTTGTGCCAAATAAACCCAGTTATGACGTGCTGTTTTCACAGCCGGCACAAGGGCGCGCCAGCGAGCCCGCGCAGGTGAGGCAGGGGCGGCAAAACATCGGCAAGGCCTTTGTGGAGAGCGAACAGTTCAAGGGCTGGCTGAAGCAGATCGCGCCGAACGGCTATCTGCCAGAATCCGATGTGCCGGCCTCGCCGCCGGTGGGGTTCAAGACGTTGCTGACGGGGGAATCGGACACCTCGGCAGGCGCGTTCGTGCAGACGGACCACACGAACATCTATGAACCGTTGGGGCGAGCGCCTCTATCGATCCTGAATCTGATCACGCGGGCTACAACCGGCAGCGATACGGTGGACTATGTTCGGCAGACCGCGAAGATCACGCAGGCGGCTATGGTGCCGGAAGCGAACGTCACCAACTATGCAGGGGCGACGGGCGAGATCAGCGGATTGAAGCCTGAGGGGGCGATGGCGTTTGAACTGCTGACCGAAGCGGTGAAGACACAGGCGGTTTGGATCCCAGCATCGCGACGAGCTATGAGCGACGTGGGGCAGTTGATGAGCATCATCAACGGGGAGTTGAACGATGACCTGATCGAGAACCTGGAGTACCAGATGACGCAAGGAGATGGCATCGGGTCTAACTTTACGGGCATCTTCCACACCCAGAACGTGCTGAATCAGCCCTGGGTTATCGATTTTATAACCACAGCGCGCAAGGCGAAGACGGCGTTGCGCACAACGGGTCGCACCTATGGGCCACTGGCCTGGCTGCTCAACCCGGAAGACAAAGAGATGGTGGACCTGCTGAAGGATGGGTCGAACCGCTATTACTGGGGCGGGCCTTTCCGCGAAGGCACAGAGACACTATGGGGCGCGCCGATGGTGGAATGCGAGCACGTGACGCAGGGCATCGCGGTGCTGGGCCAATGGTCGAAGGCCAAAATGTGGGACCGGGAGGCGTCAACCATCCGGGTCAGCGAGCATCATGATAAATTTTTCATCCACAATATGATCGCGGTGTTGGCTGAGATGCGGGCAGCGTTTGCGATTACGAAGCCGAGCGCGTTCATCCTGGTGGAGACGGAACAAGGGACGTAGAGAAGACCTCGCGCGGGGAACGCAGAGGACGCAGAGAAGAGGGCGGGTCAACGGGGTACCTGAACCCGCCCCTACAACCCGTGAGGAGGGGTACGTGATACGAGTGAATGGTCTATCCGGGCCCGGGATGCTGGCTGAGGTCATAAAGGATTGTCCCGAGGCCGGTAGAGCGGTCGCCAGGGTTGCCGGGTTGAAGCGGGGACTGCTAGATTACCAGGCGGCATGGCTATATGCCATCACCAAGGCGAGACAACCGGCGAAGATCCTGGAAATCGGCACGTTGGTGGGGTATTCGGCGGCGTTGATGGCGATGGCGGCGCCCAGGGCGGAGATTGTGACGCTGAATCCATCCGGGAGTGAGGTGATCCAGGCGATGCGCAACCTGGCGGCTTATGCGAATGTGAAGGTGGTGCCGATTCGCTCGTGGGATTATTTCACCACCACGGCGCCAAGGAGTCAAGAGGGGATGGATTCCGGCCAACAACCGTGCCGGAATGACGTAGGAACTCGCGCAGAGAACGCGGAGGGCGCAGAGGGGGATGATGAATACCTATACGACATGATCTTTGTGGACGGAGATCACCGGCACATTGAGTGGGATCTGCCGTGGTTCAACCGGCTGGAGGTGGGCGGGTTGATGCTGTTTCACGATTATTCGCCTGTGGATGCGAGCCATCCGTGCCCGCCGGTGTATGAGGCATTGAACCGTATGGCTGAAAAGCTGCACGGGTTCGATGTGCTGATCATCGATGAGGGTAAGACGGGGATGGCCGGCATTGTCAGGCGAGAGGGCGAGAGATGGTGAGGATACCTCGCGCGGAGACGCGGAGGGCGCAGAGAAGAGAAGATATTCCTCGCGCGGAGAACGCAGAGGACGCGGAGAAGATATGAGGATTGAAGGGTGAAAGTACACATCGTTTGTCGCAATTATGAAGAGGATCGGGTGGTGCCCAGGATGGCCAGGGCGCTGCGCGATGGCCTGGGTTGGTCGGTGGATGGGGTGATCGATGCGAGGGCGGATGTGAATTACCTGCTGGGGTATTTTGAGGCGCCGAAGAATATGGGCGCAAGGATGGATTCCGGCCAACAACCGTGCCGGAATGACGAACCCCAGATGGATTCCGGCCAACAACCGTGCCGGAATGACGAACCCCAGATGGATTCCGGCCTACGCCGGAATGACGGCCCCAGGATGGCGGCATACATGACGCACCGAGAGGAAGAGCCGCCGGGGAATGGGAAGGCGAGGCTGTTTGACCTGGTAGCGAGCAAGGCGCAGCTGAGGATAGTGACGGCGCCGATGTATTACGATCTGGTTTCCCAATATGGGAACACCATGAGGATGCATGCGCCCATTGAGAGGGAGAGGTTTACGATTAAGACCCTCACCCCGCCCTCTCCCAAAGGGAGAGGGATAACCAAACCGGTGATAGGGTTTAGCGGGTACGCCTATGCCAACCAGCGCAAGGGCGAGGATATGGTGCAGAGCCTGGTCGGGGCGATGCATGCATCGCCCGTACTGCAAGGGTGCGAGTTCAGGGCTTCAGGGCGCGGGTGGCCAGTGCCGACGCGCAAATATTCGTGGGCGGAGATGCCGGGGTTCTACCAGGGGCTGGATATTTTGGTTTGCACCAGCCGGGTGGAGGGGATCCCGATGCCGCCCCTCGAGGCGCTGAGCTGCGGGGTGCCGATTGTGATTCCGTGGCACGTGGGCATGCTGGATGAGCTGCCGGAGATGCCGGGGATATACCGTTATGAGCGGGGGGATGTCAAGAGCCTGTTGAAGGCCTTGGAGCAATGGGCGGACACACAGGTCCGCCCGTACAAGGCCGGATTCAGGGAGGCGCTGCGAGCGGCAACGGAGCCACATAGCGTGCAGGCATGGGTGGAGGAGCATAAAACCGCATTTGAGCAGGTGTTTAACTCCCGTACAAGCCCTTGTGGTGAAAATATGCCGGCAATTCAGGCAGAAAAGCCGGTTATTGTGGCAGGGAAAGGCGCAGGAGAGGGAGAATCTCGCGCAGAGGACGCAGAGGGCGCAGAGAAGAGGGTGACAATGCCTCGCGCGGAGCCGCAGAGGGCGCTGAGAATGCAAAGGGGCATATATGTAGTGGCGTTTGGTGGGCCGGCGAGAGAGACGGCCAAGCGATTGATCGAGAGTATTGCCAAATTCATGCCGGACGTGCCGGTATGTTTGGTGGGGAGTGAGCCGATTGAGTTAACGGGCGGACACGCAGGTCCGCCCCTACAATTCGTCAAATATCCGGATACGGATATTGGGGCGCGGCGGGCGAAGCTGGCGATCTATGAGCTGGCGCCGCAGGAGTGGCAGCAGATCCTCTACCTGGATGCGGATACGGTGCTGACGGCGCCGGTGTATGCGCTGTTCGATTGGATCGAAAGAGGCTGGGAGTTTGTGATCTGCCGGGATTTATACCCACGCGACACGCTGAGCTCTTTCCAACAGAGGTACGATAAGGCCGAAGTGGCGGAGATGATCGAGCTGCTCCAGACGTGGGAAGTGCAGCAGCTCAACGGTGGGGTGTGGTCGTTCTGCCGATCGGAGAGGACGAAGGTCTTCTTTGAGAGCTGGAAAGAGGAGTATGAGAAATACTGCCAACGCGACCAGGGGGCGCTGCTGAGGGCGCTGTACAAGCATCCGCTGAAGATGCTGGTGTTGGGCAACGAATGGAATACCTTTCCCAAGTTCCAGAATGGCCAGGTGACAGCGGGGATACTGCATTATCCGCAGGAGGCCAGGAGGTGGGCGGGGCAAATCAGAGGGCGCATCGATGGCCAGGAGGCATGGCAGGCGGTGAAGCGGTTTGAGGCGCAGGATAGTAGGAATGGGAGAGGTAACCGCCAATGACGCGAATGGGCGCGAATGGGGAAGGATATTCCTCGCGCAGAGACGCAGAGGACGCGGAGAAGAGAGAAAGATGAACTTGAGCGTGTTCGCGGCGCGGATGGGTGAGTGGCCTAGTACTATCGGCTTGCCCTGGGAATACTTTAGTATGAGGGGCTGCATTCTGGATTGCAGGGGGCCGATAGAGATCGATGCCAATACGACCTGGGGATTCGGCGTGAGAGTACTCACCGAGAGCCACGATATCAATGGCGGGCCTGGAGTGGTGGGCAAGGTGATCTCCAGGGGAGTGTATGTGGAGAATGGCGCCTGGATAGGATCATATGCGCTATTGGTGGGGTGCAGGATTGGAGCTGGGGCGATTGTGGCGGCCGGCACGGTGGTGAGATGCCAGGATGTAGCGCCCGGTCTGATGGTGGCGGGTAATCCGGCACGAGTGATCGCCAGGTGGGCCTTCAAGCAATGGATTTATGTGCCGCTGCCGGAATGCGGGTTCTATAGGAGATTGGAGTGAAGCTAAACCTTGGGTGTGGCAAAGATATATTAGCGAACGCGGTCAATCACGATCTCACCAAGCACAGCGCTGGGGTTGATGTGGCGCACGACCTGAACAGTCTGTTGTGGCCATGGGCCAGCAACACATTCGATATGATTGTGGCCTATTCGGTGCTGGAGCACCTGAAGTTGAACCTGGTCGAGAGCATGAACGAATGTTGGCGGATATTGAAGCCGGATGGGGAGATCTGTTTGAAGCTGCCCTATTACCTGCACGCGGCGAGTTGGCAGGATCCGACGCATTATTGGCGCTTCGACCTGACTTCGTTCGATGTGTTCGATCCGGAAACAAGTTTTGGGAAGCTATATGATTTTTATACCGAGCGCAAATGGACGATCACCCGGCAACCGTTGTTCAATCCGGGCAAGAGCTCAATATTTGTGAATCTGAAGGTGCGGAAATGAAGCCAGTGGCAGGCGAGAATGGGATCATCGCGGAGCAGATCACCGATAAGCTGCAGCAGGAATGCGGTCGACGCGGTTTGGGGCTGGTGACCAGGGCGACGCAAGACGGGGCGAGGCATGCCTCGCCCGTACCGTTGCCGTTCCTGCGTAACCTGTTTTTGGGGGGCAATGTGCTGGCGCCGTGGGCTTTGATCGAGGCGGCCTGGTGTTTCCTGGATAGCTGGGATGTGGCGGCGGCGCTGTGGAGATATGACCTGCTGGCGGATGGGGTAGGATCGCCGGGGGAACGCAAGGCGGCGCAGGCGGCGATCGGGGATTTGAGGCAGCCGTTGTATGCGCCGGAGATGGTGTTCATCCATAACAACCAGGGCGGGCAAGCATTTTATAGGGCATGGAGGGGAGAGATAGCTCGCGCAGAGGACGCGGAGGGCGCGGAGGGGATGGAGCCGCACCTGGCGTTCCTGATGGCGCTGCATACGGTGAAGCCGGTGTTCCTGGAGCTGCCGGGGTCGTGGTTGATGGAGAACGGGTCGATGATGGCTCAGGAGATCAAGCCTGCCAAGCCGACGACGAACCTGGTGAGGGTGGAGATCGGCAAGAACCGGTTCGTGATGTGCCGGCCGGGTGAGGAACGGGAGACGTTAAGGCATTTCCAGGAGATGGCGTTGGGGAGGCGGCAATGAACGGGGAAGAAGAGAAGATGGATCCCGGCCTGCGCCGGGATGACATAATACAGGATTCCGGCCAACAACCGTGCCGGAATGACGATTGCCAAGATGCCGCACTGGGGTGCGGCGATCCCAGCGCGGAGAAGGCAATGCAGCAGGCGCCGAATAAGATGCGAGGCAAGGCGAGGAATAAGCGAAGGGGATATACCTCGCGCAGAGACGCAGAGGGCGCGGAGAATATAAGAATTGCCGCACTGGGGTGCGGCGGTCCCGGCAGGGGAGGTGGGTGATGGCGGCGTTCTGCACGGTCCAGAATATGGAAGATTTTCTGCAGGTGACGATCACCCAGGCGCAATTGGCGGCGGCCAACCGCGCGATCGCTGAGGCGAGTGCCAGTATACAGAACTATTGCCACCAGGCGCTGGTGGAAGTGGTGGATGATATCGTGACGTACGACAATATTCGCCAAACGGCGGGACTGATGTTGCCGCAGTTGCCGGCGCAGTCGATCAAGTCGGTGGTGGAGAATGGGGTGACGCTGACGGCCACCACGGATTATGTGCTGGGGGAAGGCGGGATCCTGTACCGGGTGGGGTGGACTTGGGCGCGGGGCGTGCAGATCATCACGGTGACCTATACACACGGCTATGCCAATGACGCCTATGCCGGCTATCCGGAGGATCTGATAGCGGTGTGCACGCGGGTGGCCTCGAGGGCGTACCAGGCGGGGTTGAACGCGGCGGCCATGGCGGGTGTGCCGGGGGTGCAGTCGGAAGCGTTGGGTGATTATTCGGTGACGTATGGGGCGGGATCCAGCTCGAGCGGGGATAACATGCTGGGGGCGAGCGCGGCGCCGATGTTGCTGCGGAGCGAGAAGGAACAGTTGGATGCGTACAGGCTGTGACGGGGGGATGGGATATCTCGCGCAGAGACGCAGAGGACGCGGAGAAAAGGGAGAAGATAGCTCGCGCAGAGCCGCAGAGGGCGCAGAGAAGAGAAGATGAAGAATATAACGAGCTTTTTGAACAACATATTTGCGGTGTACCGCACGGTGCGGACGGATGATGGCCAGGGCGGGCATAACGAGGCGCTGGTGCATGTGGGTGATATCGCGGGGAGATTGAGGCCGACGAGCGCCAGTGAGCGCAACAGCGCCGACCAGCTCAACGTGATGATGAGCCACGTGCTGTATTGCGCGGCGACGGAGGATATCCAGCGCGGGGATACGGTGGTGGGAGCCGGGGCGGATCTGAAGGTGATCGCGGTGCGCGATCCGAGCTATGAGGGGCATCATTACCAAGTGGATTGCGATGAGATCGTGAGAGAGCCGCAGGCGGTGCAATCGTGAGCGAGGATGTCGTTATTACCCAGTGGTACGGCGACCAGCTGGTGGCAAAGTATACCGGCAAGGTAGTCGATGGGATGGATCGAGCCTGTCGATTTGTCAGGGATAACGCCAAAAGCCTGGCACGGGTACGGACAGGCCGGATGCGGGAAGGCATCGATTATGTAGTGAGCGCCCACAAAGAGGAAGTCGATGGATTTGTGGGTGTGACGCGCAAGAGCGGGGCATTCTGGGCGCGATTCGTGGAGTTGGGTACCAAGGGGAAGGCAGGAAGGGCGGCCGCGGCGGCTGTGCCGGCATCGCCAGGACGCGGGGCGACGCGAGCGCACCAGGTGAGGAGATCACATGCGGCGACAAAGGCGTATCCGTTTTTGAGGCCGGCAGTGTTCAATCATGGCAAAGAGATATTGCGGTTGATAGCAGGTGGAGAATGAGCGAGATCACCGAGGCATTGTATGACCGGTTGGCCAATGATGCGACGCTGGTGGCGATGCTCGCGGATTATAACGGCAAGCCGGCCATCTTTACGCCGGACCTGGCGCCGGAGGATGCGACGCTGCCCTATATCGTCGCTCCTGGTGAGGGCGTGATCACGCCGTTCGATACCAAGACCACGCGGGGCAAGAGAGTTTGGCGCGATATCTATTGCTATGCGGAGGATAACGGCTCGGTGGTGGCGCTCGAGCAGATCGCGGAAAGGGTGCGAACGCTGTTGCACCGCCAGCCATTGACGATCACCGGATACAGGGTCGAGGTGGCGGATGTAAGCGGGCCGACGTTGGCCGCTGAGAATGACGCCTATGGGCGGAAGTTGACGCTGCGGATGGTGATGCAGGAGGTGGCGGTGATGCCATAATGAGAAAAGAGGGAAGATATCTCGCGCGGAGAACGCAGAGGACGCGGAGAAGATGGGATAATCCTCGCGCAGAGCCGCAGAGGACGCAGAGAAGAGGGGATGGATTCCGGCCTTCGCCGGAATGACGAATTAAGATAAAGGAGAAATGAAATGAACGGTACCGATGTACTTTTATTCGTGAACACGGGCACGATCAATAGCCCGACCTATGTGGCGGTGGGGTCGCAACGCAATACGACCATCACCAAGACGATGGCGACGATGGACGCCTCGAGCAAGGATTCGGACGATGAGAATCCGGAGCCGGGGCGGCTGGGCTCGACGGTATCGCTCGATGGGGTGTATGTGCCCAGCGATGTGGCGCAACGCCTGATCGACACGACCTACAAATCCAAGGGTTTGCTGCTGATCGAGGTGCAGGAGAATGGCGTGGAGACTGAAACCGCGCCGGCCTACATCACGTCATTCGTCAAAAACCACCCGGATCAGGACGTGAGCACCTTCACGATAGACCTGATGGTCAAGGGCGGCTGGACTGAGGCGGGCACCTAGAGATGGAGACACCCATAGGGGCTCGAGGTGAGTGCCGCATCGTGGTCGAGGGCGAAGGCGAGAAGGTGATCCTGTTCACCAACCAGGCGCTAATGACGGCCGAGAAGGAATTGGGCCAAAGCATTACCCGGATCGTCCAAAAGTATGAGCGGGGCGATGTAAGCATCAACGACTATGCCGTGCTGACGCGGTTGGGACTTGAGACGGCGCGGCGGGAATATAAAGAACCGCGCGCGTCGTACACGCAGGCCGATGCGCTGCGCATCATGGATGCGGTGGGTTTTGTGCAGGTGGCCTCTATGGTTTACGGCGCCCTGGCAGAGGTGTTCGGGTTCGGCGTGAAGAAGCCGGGAGGCAAAGAAGAGGAATCCCCCCCGGCGAGTTAGGCCAGGAGACACCCGAAGAGGGGATGGATTCCGGCCAAGTGCCGTGCCGGAATGACGGAGACCCTTACCCAGCGGGCGGCCACGAATCAATGGGTGGCCACGGGGGGCCACCCCTACGAGGGGAGAGGGATGACGGGTCTATCGATTGGGGGGATTTCCTGGCCAGCGCGTTGAAGGCAGGGGTGCCTGCGCTGGAGTTCTGGCGGATGAATCCGGCTGAGACGGTGGCGGCGATCCGGGCGGCCAGTTGGAAGTACAAGCAGGAGCTGCAACTGGTGCTGTATGGGGCATGGCATGCGGAGGCGTTTGCACGGACGAAGCGGTTGCCGTCGCTCAAGCGGTTGCTGAGGAGCGATGAGGATGAGAAGCCGGATTTTGAGCAGATGAAGCGGGAGTTCGAGGCGGCCGTGGGGAGGTCGAAGGTGGCGAAGGGGAACGGATGATCCTCGCGCAGAGCCGCAGAGAGCGCAGAGGGGAAGGATATTTCTCGCGCAGAGCCGCAGAGGACGTAGTCGTAGGGGCGGCCCCCCGTGGCCACCCAGTGAGGATAATCCTCGCGCAGAGCCGCAGAGGGCGCGGAGAAGAGGGGATGGATTCCGGCCTTCGCCGGAATGACGGGGGATCGCGCGGAGGACGCAGAGGGCGCGGAGGAATATAGGAAGGGAATGAGTAATGGCTGATACACAGACTTTGGGCGAGGCGCAGGTCAACATAAGGGCGAATGTGGGCAAGCTGCCTGGCGACCTGGATGGGGTCAATAAGACCGTTAGTAAGGCGCTGACTTCGTTTGGCAAGTTTGCCAGCAAAACGGTGGTGGCTGGTGTGGCCATGCTGGGTGCAGCGGTGGTGGGTATTGGCACAGCGGCTTTTGCGTCCGGCATGCAACTGGATGATGTCTATGACACCATCATGATCAAGACGGGCGCCACGGGACAAGCCCTCGAGGGATTGAAGGGTGACTTTGCCGCCGTCTTCAAGGCTGTGCCGACGGATGCGGCCACGGCGGCGGATGCGCTTTCGCTACTCTCCGATCGCACAGGATTGACAGGCCTAAGCCTGCAGGGCTTGACCGAGCAATTGCTCGAGATGTCGCGGTTGACGAAGACAGACGCCACCACGAACGGGGAACTATTCACCCGGATGCTGGGCGACTGGGGGATCAAGACCGCCGATGCCTCGAACGCGATGGATTTGCTATTCGTGGCCGGCCAAAAGGCGGGCGTAGGCGTCGATTCTCTGATGACGAACGTGGTGCAGTTCGGCGCACCCCTAAGGTTAATGGGATTCAACCTCCAGGATTCCGTCAGCATGTTCGCCAAGTGGGAAAAAGAGGGGGTTAACTCGGAGACCGTGATGGGGTCGCTGCGGATTGCGGCGGGCAAGTTCGCCGATGCACAGACCAAGAGCAACACCACGGTTATCGGCGGCGTGGACAGCATGGCGGACGCCACGTCCCAGCTGGGCGACCTGGAGAAAAATCTACAGATAGCAACCCTGCAGCAGGGCGAATTCAACGACAAGACCAAAGAGTCTGCCAAAGTCGCGAAACAAGCACAGATCGACAAGTTCACCAAGCAAATAGGCGACCTGAGGGCGGCGATGGCGTTGGGTGAGAAACAGACGATCACGTCCGCCAAAGCCACCACCACGCTGGGCGAGAGCCTACGCGAGTCGATGACAGCCATCAGGGATAATGCGGATGCGAGCGCGGCCCTGGCGCTGGGGATGGACGTCTTTGGGGCTAAGGCCGCGCCGGATATGGTAGCGGCCATCCGCGAAGGCCGGTTCAATATCGACGAATTCACCGCATCGTTGGGGAATGTCGATGGCGCGATATTAAAAACGGCTACTGATACGATGGATTTCCCTGAAAAGCTCACGATGATCAAGAACAAGCTAGCGCTGGCATTGGCGCCGAGCGGCCTGACGCTGATGGATGCGTTCACGACATCGATCGACAACCTACAGCCGGCGCTGGACAAGCTGGGGCCGTTCATCGACACGGTGGTGGCGCCGGCGATGGAGAGGTTGGCGGCGGCGGTGGTGGACTTATCCAATGGGGATGTGGCGGGGGCATTAAGTACGGCATTCGGTAGCCCGGGCGAAATAACCGCGACGATTACCGGACCGGTGAATGAGGTAGGCGGCGCCATCGGCGGTATGGTGGTGGACGCGATCAGGGGGGTGTTTGGGCTGCCCAAGAGCGTCGATGACACATCCACTGACCTCGAGAAGATGCTGAAGGATGTGGCCTACAACGTTGGCCAAACGATACCCAGCATTGCGGGCGCAATTGGAAGAGGGTTTATTTCCAATATATTCGGAGGAAACAAGACCAGCGCCGCCGCCGCGGAAACTATTTTTCCTAGCACGCCACAGCCTTTTGGCCAAGGAAATGCGCTGGTTTCAAGCAACTATATGACAGAAGCATATAAAATATTGGGAACCGCATTCCCTGGGCCATTTTTCAATCACCTTATAGATATGGAAAATATCAAGACCATAGATTACATCGAGAATCTGTATAAAACTGCTAATGAACAAGCGCAAGAAGGATTTATTGCCTCCATCGCGGAGACCATGAATGCAGCAACTTCGGCTGATATTTCCCTGCAATTAAACTCAATCCAGGACCCGGGCATGAAGAAGGCTCTGATGGATTATTTGCTGAAATATGGCAGCGATGAGGTATTGCCCAAGGTAGAAGAGGCGATTAGAGAGGGCGTAACAGGCACGGCAGCGGCGGCTTTCAACACATTTGGTAATACAGACGGCGCATCCTATGGCAGCGCTTTCAGCGAAGCCGTGCTGGCACAGGCGCGCGCTGACGGGGTGCTTGGGCCATTATTGGAGGGCACCAATGGGAATACGGCCTCAATCGCCGCTGGCCTGGGCGTATCTGCGGCTCAATCCTGGCAGGGTGGATTCAGCCAGCAATTCAGCGGATGGATGCCGCCGCAGCTCAAAATAGATATAAACGGTAACATGATCCTGCCACAGGCGGTGCCGACGCCGGCAGGGGTGGGTGCGAACTACTTGAGCTTCTCGGGCGCTATCAACATCAACATCAACAGCCCGAACGCCAAAACGGCCGGGAATAGCGTGACAGAAGAATTGAAGAAATACGGGGCGCAATGGTGAGCGGAGAAAGAATATTGGAATATTACTCGCGCAGAGCCGCAGAGGACGCAGAGGGAGAAATTCCTATATTCTCTGCGATCTCTGCGTTCTCCGCGCGAGGGTATTTATCTTGCGCAGAGGACGCGGAGAAGAGGGGATGGATTCCGGCCAAGTACCGTGCCGGAATGACGATACCTCGCGCAGAGCCGCAGAGGACGCAGAGAAGAGGGGACGGGCATGAGCCGAGTAGCTAACCTGCACGCGCACATAATTACGCCGGCGGGCGCTGACGTGGGTGTGGTGGACCATATCCTGGATTGGACGCTGAATGACGTGATGGACGGCGCGGGCAAGTGGTCATTCGAGTGCTGGGCCAAGAAGGCGAATGTGGATCTGCTGGTGGCGGGGAGGCGGGTGGATGTGTATGGCACGCCGGCCGGCAGCGAGATCCTGCTATCGTCGGGGAGCCTGGACGGCAAGGATCCGGACGTGAACAAGCTGAGCGGCAGCAGGTTCCCGGTGAGCGGGCAGACACGGATCGGGGAGTTATCAGACAGGACGATCGTGTCGCTGCCGATCGTCGAACAGGATTGGATGGCGATTGGGACGAATGGCGCGGTGAGGAATATCTGGATGTCGTACTGGATCATTACAGGTCAGGATCATTGGTGGGAACGCGACATGGTTGAACTGTATGATGGCAACCCGGCTACGTCGTACCCGGTGGTTTTGAGCGAAGTGCAGGCCGACTGGATCAACTATTTGTATGCCGGCTTTGACAGCCTGTTCGACGCGATTAGAGCGACCATCCACATGGCGAATACTTATCCAGGGGCGCATATCTGCATCCAATATAACGGACCCAGTGGTTGGACTGGGGTGAGCGGCCTCGTTGACGGTACTATTGCAGGCGGCACGACGATGGCGCAGACGGGGGTGATATCCTGGACAAGGCCAACCGATTGGATACGCTCGACAGTGACGGCGGCCTCGGGGTCGTGGTATTGGATCCGAATATACGTGGATGTAGAGTGGACGTCCGATCTAGAGATCACCGAGATCGAGGTGTATGCCGACCAGCCGACGCTGAACGGCCTGAACCTAATTATGGCCTATGCGCCGGCAGGTTGGAAGACCAGCGGATACGCCGATACATCTAAAACGGCCTATGGCGAGATTAAGGACATGACCGTGTTGGCGGCTCTGCGATATCTGCGCGACCAGGTGGGCGGGCACTTCCTGGCCAGCCTGGTGGGCGGGGTGATGCAGATCGACTGGATAACGACGTTTACCGACTCCGGCTATACAGCCGACGGGGCGGCGACGCCATGAGAGGAGAGCAACATGGCTAGAATATTTATGACGGGCTTCGAGGACGGGTCGCTGGGGGCGTTTTCTTCTGTGGGGGCACAAACTATTGTTAGTACAGCACAAAAACGTACCGGAGCGTATTCGATGCTTCTTGGGACGCCAGGGGCTGATTCGCAGTTTGGAGAAGCCACGTTAGCTGCAAATGTTACAGAATTGTATGTCAGATTCGGGCTTTATCTGACGGGAACCGTGGTGCTTGATATGACTTATCCTCCTCTTATTCAATTCAAAGATTATCTGGGAGCAAATCAAATATTAGTAGGACTCATTGCTGCGTCTCTGCTGCCTATGCTATCTTCTACTTCACCTACTATGAATAATATAGCAATTGGGACAATACCTATTCCGCTCAATTCATGGTGCTGCGTAGAGGTCTATATCAAAATTGCCGACGCTCCCAATGGTAGAGTAATGATAAAGATTGACGGAGCGATATCCTTAGATTTCACAGGAGATACACTTAACGCCAATGTCGCCGGTATAAGGTTGGTTCATTTTGGGCGTGTCTATCATAATTACTGGAACGGTGTTACTGGTTATGTGGACGATATTTCCATCAACGACACGACCGGAGCGGTCAATACTGGATGGATAGGGCAGGGTGGTATTCGACTAGCATTCGTGAATGGTAATTCGGCTGCACACGCGCCAGATATGACGCCATCGGCTGGGGCTAACTGGCAATGCGTGGATGAGATACCGGCCAGCGATGCGGATTATGTGAGCGATGCAACGGTGGACGCCTACGACCTCTATACGTTGGATACTTCTTCTATGCCGGCAGCAGGTTCCGTAAGTGCGGTAAAATGGATAAGTCGTGCCAAATTAGATACAGGTGGAGCTAATATAACGCCGGTAATTAGGAGCGGAGGGACGACACAGCAGCAGACGGATATTGCGCTCAGCACAAACTACGCGGTCAAGTCGCTTATTATGGATGTTGACCCGATAGACAGCGCGGCGTGGACTATAGCGAAAATTAATGCGCTCGAAATCGGCGCGGCGGTGGGGTAATGACAGAGGGTAATCTGGTCACGCTCTCGCAGGTACTGGCCGAGGTGGACGCGATTCAGAATCCATTCGTTATCGCCTCGCAGGTACTGGCCGAGGTGGACGTTATACAGCGCACACAAGTCCGATTACTCTCGATCACGCCGCGCACCGACCGCACCGAGTATGTCTCGCGCATCTATCCCAGGGCAACGGGAGTGTCGCTGGCCGATACCAGCCGGACGGCGACAGCACCCTATGTGCTCGACAAGACAGCCGGTTATATCTGCAACAGCGACTCAGAGACCAACCTAAGGCGCAGAGATCGCGTGGTGCCGTTGCCGGTGGATATGCCTACTACTTACAACAGCCTGACATTGAAACAGCAATACGCTGCCGATAAATTATTCGACGAGGCGTTGGAGTGGTTGGGGCAGCACGATACGATCGCCGACTTTTACACTATCACGGTGGCTGGGCTGACAACATTATTCGCGCTGGGGCAGACGATCCACGTCACCACGACCACCACGGTCAACGGCGAGGCCGCCTATGTGATAGATGATGATTTCAACGTGATGTCGGCAGGGTGGTCTTTTGATGATGCGGGCGAGCTGATTGCCGTCATGGAGATCAGCACCATCGAACGCGAGGCAGCCAGCGACGCGCAGGTACTGGCGGGGGCGGTGGTCAGTGCGGCGCGTAACGCTGGGGGAGCGACCGGCGCGAGCGTCAGCACGGTCGTTACCCAGGTTTCAGGGATAGCCAGCATCGTCGGTGGGACAGCTGACGGGATGGTGGTCGGGGGAAGTTTCCCAGAGGCGGGGACGTTTACAGACGTGACAATCACCGGTGTTTTGGCGCTGCCAGTCAAGCCTGCCCATACCGCTCTGATGGGGCCGGTATCAGGGTCGGACGCTAACCCCGACTTCAGAGGAATTATAGCTCTCGACCTGCCTGGCACCATTACCGCCGACCATATCGGAGAGCGCACTGGCGGCCATGGCGTAGTGATAGATAACACTCTCATCCTGCCTGCCTCGACCATCGTGCCCAACGGCGGCACCATCGGCCAGGTGGCGGGGCCGCTGATGACATTCGATGATACGCTCAACCAATTGAGGATAACTGGCTGTCAGGTTGCTATTGGACTAGCGACGGCTGCGCATGTATTGGACGTTGGGCCATCCAATTTTCCCATCGGGTTGTATGGGGGGACTGACGGCTCCTTGCAGGGAGAGATTGCGGCAAGTGGCTCCGTCGCGACTCGCACTGTTGGATTTAATCTGCTCGGAACTTCCACCGCTGCCGGGGACAACTGGGTCATTTATCGATTCAATGGGGCTAATAACAAGATCTTTATGGGGGATTCTGGGGCCATTAGCTATATTAACTCAGGGAATCTGCATCCTCTATACCTGGGGGCCGGGAAACAGTCTACCATGCCAGCTAGACCCACTCTGGCACTACTCGTCAGTAATAACGTTGTTGCCGCAGGCAATTTCAGCGCATATAGCATCACCGGGGATGGTACAAATCTGACTGGCGTGGCACAGCAAGCCAACACGCCACGATTTACAATATCTAATCACGCTCCAATAAATCCGAGTGTGGGTGATATGTGGTTAAGTATCTAGACATAATGGAGGCAATCAGATGAGCATTGTTACTCTCGACCAAGCCCTCGCTGGTATGCAGTATGGGCGGCAATTCATGAAAGCGGCGACTCCCACGCTTGTAGCAGGGCGTCTGCACTCGCTGTTTTATCTTGGTGGGCATCCTGGGGCAGGCGTTGCGCCCACGCCTGGCATCGGTGGCGAGGTGCTAACGACCCTGCTTGGACAGATACCCTTTACCAACCCAGTGAGTGGCAATACATATCTTGCCAGATTGCAAGGCATGGCGACAATCGGCGGAACCCTGATGCTCTGCGACCGTCTGTGGCAAAATAGCGGCTTGGACGTGACAAGCACGGCTGAACAGGTGTTTGCTGGCCACGCAAATATACCGACTCGAGATGCTCTTGGCGCAGCCAACGGCGTCGAAGTATATGCTGCAGTTGAGGTATCGACCGTGACTGGCGCGGGAACGCCGACACTGACACTAAAGTACACTAATTCGGCGGGGGCAACAGGGCACACGGCGATACATATCACGCCTGCATTCGCCACGTCTGCCGTTGGTTCGTTTTATCCTATCGGGTTAGCAGCGGGCGACTTGGGAATCCAGACGGCGGAATCGCTTACATTATCTGCCACTTGGACAAGTGGCGTTATTCACGTCGTGCTGTACCGGGTTATTGCCAGGTTGGAACTGACAAGCTCAAACGTGCCGAATGCGATTGATGCACTGACCAGCGGGTTTCCTCGGCTATGGAATGATACCGTCCCGTTCTTAATTTTCATCCCTTCAACGACCACAATATCTCTTATTGCTGGTGAAGTGCGATGGACGCAGGGGTAAGCAATGGCAAACTCCAAACAGGGTGCTGCTAGATTGACTAGCAGTTGGGGATTCAAGGTGGCCATGAAGGGCGCGCGGTTGGCGATGTTGCGTAACAACACGTTGACGCCAACCGCTAACTACGACATGTGGAAAGACTGGTGGTTGGGGTCGGGCGGCAAGGTGCTGAAAATGTGGACGGGCGTTGATGGTGGCTGGATAACAATTTCGACGGTGTAGGAGGGGGCATGACAACAACTTTATCCGCGGCAGCAGGCAAAACCACGCTCACCATCAAACTCACGGCAGAAACGGCGGTTATCACGCCGATGCTGGATAACATCGCGCGGGTGCTATATGCCCAGGGGGAGCAGGCGCAGCCCTATGCTGATATGACCACAGCGCAGAAGCTGGCGTTGATAGATGGTTACGTGAGGGGCAAACTCATCGCTTTGCACCGCTACCAGGTTAGGCAGGCGGCGGTTGCGGCCTCGGATGCAACAAACACGGCAACAATAGACTAGGGAGGGGAACATGGACGAGATTGACGCACGGATTATGAAGCAGATTCGGGAAGCGCTGGCCGATGCTCAGAAAAACTATGAGCAATCGATGGCAAACGTGAACTATTGGAAGGGACGGATGGACGGACTAGCGGCGTTATTGGAGCCACCGAAGCCAGCGGAGACGCCTGAGACAACGAAGAAGCCCGATGCGTAAAATCGGCTTGCACACGGTTGGCGGGTTCGCAGGGGCATATGGCCCCAGCCCCGTAATCAAGCTAGTCAACGTCAGTCCGGAATACTGGCGACAGGTACGGCAGCAGGTGGGGCCGAATACACTGATGATCTGGCGCAAAACGCTGGGGGACCAGCCGTTGAATAATCCGGTGAACAATGCTCGAGGGTTCTACAACCGATATCGCGGCGAGATGCTGCAATGCCTGGGTTACGGCGGGCGGTGCGCGATGTCAACATACAACGAGATCGATGATCCGGTGGCCGATGCGTACAACCTATTCCTGGTGGAGCTCCTCAGGTTAGCACACGTGGACAATATCCCGGTGTGCGTGGGTGATTGGTCGGTGGGCCGGCCGGATCTGCCGGTGGTGTTGAAATATGCAGGCGCGCTGAATGCGATGCACTCAGGTGACATAGTTGGGTTGCACGAATATTGGAGTGATACGGCGGATATAGCCAACAGTTGGCATTGCGGGCGGTGGGTGCATAGCCCGCTGTTGATGGAGCACGACCTCGCTATCACCGAGTGCGGACGCGATATTGTCGAAGATGGTATGGACGCCCAGGGCAAGGTCAAATACAAAGGCCGGCCGGGTTGGCAGTACACCTGCAACGAGGATGAGATCATCGGGGACTTTGGTGTCTATGACCAGCTCCTTCAGCGGTATCCGCGGGTGATCGGGGCGGTGGTGTTCAGCGCCGGCGATGGGCTGCAGGCAGAGTTCGCAAAGTTTCGCGTGGATTCGATATGGGGGAAGGTGGTGAGCAAGATGGAAAGTGCAACAGTAACGCCGCCGGTAACGCCGCCGGTAGTATTCGCGTTCGATGGCCGGCAGATGAACCAGGCAGACTTTCGCAAGTACGCCGAAGGGTTGAATCTGGCGGGGACATATGATTGGGTGATCATGCACCATAGCGAGGATCCGGATGAGGCGCTGTGGGATCAGTGGGGCGGGTGGAACTATTGGAAGGGGTCCATGCGCAACACCTACGCCAGCTGGGGATGGGATCGCGGCCCGCACACGTTTGTCGACCAGGTGGGGATCGGGCTATTTACACCACTCAACCAGGACGGCATAGGGGTAACGGATAATAACCGACAAACCAGGCATATCGAGATCGTCGGAAACTTTACCAGCCACCTGCCGGACGGTAAGCGGCTGGATAACGCGGTGTGGTGCGCGGCGGTGATGCTGAAGGCTGCCGGCCTGGGGATAGACCGGCTCACCTACCACAAAGCGGTCCGGGATGAGAAAGAGTGCCCGGGCGCCATGTTGATTGCGAATTGGGCATGGTTCAGAGGGCTGGTCAAGTCGCAACTAGATAATAACCTGGTATCGCAGGCGGAGATCGAGGTCGCGCTGGGTGTTGAGATGCAGCAGCATATCATCCCACTCAATCCGGCGGCATCGCTGGAGAAGGCGGGGGCGCTGATGGGTCTGCTGCCGGCCGGTGGAGAGTTCGCCACCGAGATCGCGGGCGTGAACTATATCTGCCAGGCGTACAGGTTGGCAACTAATCGCCAGTGGCAGTACGGGTTGTACTGCATCACGGGTGACTGGGGCAATGTGAAATCATTTAGGCGAGCTAACTAATCCTGGCGGCATAACCGCCAACCGTTCACGAAGGCAGGAGTAATATGTCGTTAACAGGAAGAGTTCAACATGTAGGAGGGCCAGACCACACCCAAGAGCCGAAAGATGCAGTCACTTTTAGCGGGATCAGAGCATGGTTGCCATTCATTATATCCATTATTGTGCTTATCACGAGCATGATTGTTGGCTGGGAGGGTTTTGATTATCGACTCCAGGCGGTCAAGGCCGACGAAACGCGGCTTGAAATAACTCTAGCGGAGCATCTACGAGATGAAATAGCCAATAATAAACTCACTGAAGAGCGTAATTCGACCAACTTGGTTGTACTGGCGGAGATACGAAAGGATATCGCATTTATTCGGTTGCAATTGGAAGCGCTAGCGAGCGCTAAGGTAACACCATAGGAGGTTACGATGGAGCAGCAATTAGTGGTAGCGTTGACCGTATTCGTTCAGCTCATAGTTTTGAGTGTGGTCGTGACTAAACTCATCGACTGGTTCATCACGCCGGTATTCCTAAAACTCAAATGGGATACCTGGTGGATAACCTACGTGTCGCTGGTCATCGGCGGGTTGGTGGGATGGGCGACAGGATTGAATGCGTTTCCAGGATTCTTGCCGGCATGGGTATGGCTGGGACGATTATTGACGGCTATTGCTTGTGGCGGCGGTCCGACATTGCTATACAAAATAACTGACAACGGAACCCCGGCCAGGCTGCCAAAGACGATACCATAGGTTGCTACCGCCAGGAAATACTCCGACTGGCGCACAACATAAGCCAGGTTCCGTTAGGGCGGCGGGGCCTGGCTCCCCTCTAGCAATTGCACCCAATCTTCGGATTGGGTGGGGATTGAAACATTAACCGTGGTATAATGGATTGTGCAACGTGGAGCGGCAACGCTAGATGGTCAGAGTGTAATATTGGTACTCATATTTGGATGGTAGTACCAATACTACAACCAGTGGATCACGGGGGATTGGCCGCGGGTGACGATGATCTCGCGGATGAGGGATAGGTAGATGCCGTGCAGCTCGTCGGCGGGCATGGTGGCCAGGTCGTTGACGCGGCTGGAATAGGTTTGCAGGTTAGTGGTGAGTCTCGAGAGGGCGTAATCCTGGGAGGATAGCGCTCTTTTTTGTTGCTCCAGCTCGAGGATACGTGCGTCAAGACCCTTGCGCCGGCCGGCATACTCCTCGAGGGGGATCACCTTGCTCTCGTAGGCGGCATAGGCGCGGCGTTTGCGGTCCTCCAGGGAGGATAACTCTACATCGATCTGGTTGAGACGGGCGCCAATCTCATCGCGCCTGACATCGGATTCGCTTGACGCCAGGAAGGCGGCCGGATCCGAAAGCACTTTTGTTATCTCGAGACGCGCAAAGTCCTCGACAATATCGGCGCGCACGGAGTTAGGCTGGCACTGGCCACCTGACAAATAATGACCGCAGCGGAGCTGCTTGGACTTTTGGGGCTGGGGGCGCTCGTAGGCCATGGCGTAACCGCAATAGCCGCAACGACAAAGACCGGCCAGGGGGCGGGGGAACGGCCCGGTATTGCGATATACCATCTGGTTGATTTGAGCGGCCTCCCATATCTCACGCGAGACGAGCGGCGTGTGCCGGCCATGCTCGCAACGCGCATCGCCCCAGTGCGTTTCGCCCTTGTAGATCGTATTGCGGATGATGTCGATGATGGCCTTGTGTTTCCAGATACCGCCCATCGGGGAGGGGATCATGCGCCGATTTAGCTCGCGGGCGATGGCGTGGAAGCCCAGGCGCTGGTTGACGCGTAGGTCAAATATCACCACCACCACCGGCGCGGTGACGGGATTGGGGGCAATCGACTGCCGGCCGGCCTTGAGATAGCCATAGGGCGGTCGGTCGTTATACTGCACCCCGCCCTTGAAGATGACGCCTTTTTTACCGGAGCATACGCGAGAATTGCGCGCGTCATTTTCCTGCTCGGCGAACAGACTGAATATCGTCTCGCTGGCACGAGTGAAAAAGGGGGTGCTGCCATCGAGGGTAGGCTCGGATGACTGATGGAGCGAGTAGACCTGCACCCGATGCTGGCGGCAGATCGAGGTGACGTGAGCCATGAGCGAAACCGTGCGCCACAGGCGGTCATACGCCCAAGCGACCAGCAGGGTGATGGTGTTATCGGTTATCGCCCGCATGATTAGCCCATACTCGGGGCAATCGGCTACCAGTTTGGTAAGGTCATCATAGTTGCGCGAGTGACCAGGGATCACCACCTCGGAGACGACCTCCCAACCGTGCCGCTCGCACACGGCATGGCAATCGGCGAGCTGGGTGGGGATACTGACCTTATCGGCGGTGGCCTGGGACGGACCGGATACGATGGCTACAATGAGGGCGCGGTGGGTCATGGCGTTATAAGACCATCAGGAGTAACGGGATTACAGCGATCGAGAGCGCGACAAGCATGGCCGGCACAACACATCCACCGCAGCCCATCATACGCCCAACCTTGCGCTGACGGCCCTGGCGAGTGGTGGCGGGGGTCATGGGAAACACATTAGCCACATCCTCTTGACGATAGCCCGCATCCTCGCGCGCTTGGCGCACTCTCTTGGCGATTTCACGATCCCTATTGCTTAATCCACTCAAATTAGCCATGTTATCACCGATAACTAATCCTTATTCTCTAGATATTATATCACTAATATTCTAGTTTAGGTCAGATTGCCTATTGACAAAATATAAGTATTAGTTTATAATGTATCTAACCATTAGTAATCTTGACCGTGACGCTTTTTATTTGCCGATATAAATAACTAAAACTTACATTATAAGTCAGGGGAGGTAACATGAACTTCGGTCAAGGGATGCGCATGATGCGAGCCCTGAGAGGTATGAGCCAGATCGAATTATCGGTTCTCTCGAGTGTGAACCGGGACTATCTGCAAAAGTCTGAGGCCGGCACCCTAGAACTGAAGGATGCCGAAAAAGCGGCCATCCGCAAAGCCCTTGATTGGAATGAGGCTGCGGATGAGCTTCTGGAGGCTGCAGCTGCCGGCAAGGTGGAGTCCCCATGCCAAAACTAATACGCATCAACGGCAAGGTTGAGGATTGCAGCAAGTACGGCTTCCCGGAGTCGTGGCTCAACATAGACCAGGGCAAGCCGAGCCAGGCGGCCTACAACCGAGCGATGGCGATTATCAGGAACCGCGTGATGTTGGACGAGATGGCGAGGATGGAAGCGACGGCGGAAGGGATGGATTCCGGCCTTCGCCGGAATGACGAGGTAAGTGAGGTGCCGGCATGATACTTGTATTCGTGGTGGTGGCGTTGGTGGTGCTATCGGCTTGCGATCGCAAGCAGTGGAGGGAAAAGAGATGAGTAACGGTATTCCGAAATACTTTGTGACCGATGGAGGACTAGTACCGAATCCGGCCTACAAAGCGCCTGCTCTCGAAAATCCAGACAGGTACCTCGTCTTCACCATCCCGGAACTGTACACGGTCATCAAAGATATCATGGCGCGGTTGGAAACGGTGGAGGAATCAGATCTGGCGTTGCCGGTGGTATCGAGCGGGTTGGATAGGCAAACTGTGGAGGGTGAGGAAGTGAACGAACTGCAAAGCAAGATCAACTATTGGTTAACGCAGCAGAAGGCCGGCTACTACATCGGCTTAGAGTTCGATCCGGTGACCGGCGAGAACAGCGTTATCAAATGCTATGGCGACACCGTGCATGAGAACATAGTGATTGCGCGCGAAATAACCCCGGAACAGGTCGTATTGGTGTTGCGCACGATTCTAGCCTGGATCCGGAGCTCATGATGAAAGAGTTGCAGAAAAGGGAAAGCCCCCAGGTGTTGGCTGGGGGCTGCGAAGGCTGCAAGCGCGGGGTGGTTAACCCAATGTTCCTCCTGTGTGCCTTCTTTCCCTTTGAAGTTCGGTCCGTTGACCATTCAGTGGATCAGAATGTAAGCCTCGCACCCACAGTATACGCCAATTCTGTAAGGAAATCAAGAGGCAATGTCACTGTGCAGATGCCCCCGGTCGGACTCGAACCGACGACCTTAAAGCTGCGAGGCTTAAATTCTATCCAGCTGAACTACGGGGGCACCTTTTCTCATTCTATCACTAACGGGAGGCCGGCGCAATGAAAAACCCGTTGGTAACCCGATGGCAGCCGTTGATCGGACATGACGTGATTCGAGGCTGGGCCGTAACCGCCCGGAACGCGGACCACGCCAGGGAGCTGATCCACGCGGAAATGACGAGAGTAGGAGTATGGGGGACTTTGGGGAACTGGATCGCCGGTGGCAGAGCTGTAGCGCCGGTGCAGGAGCCGTTGAAGGCGGAGGCATAACGATGAGCTTACAAACCGAGGTAGATGAGGTAGGCGCGCTGATCATGCAGAACTTAACGGAATTGACCGTGGTCGATCTGGAGCGAGGGATCGCTAATGCGGAGAAGTGGGCGAGGGAGAGCGTCGTTTATAGGCCCAATCGCGCTCAGAAAGCCCAGCACGCCGCGTTACGCAAACATGCTGCGATGCTGCGCCAGGAGTTGCTGCGGCGCCAGGCCGCGCCGGCAGTGGAGGCGTAACGATGGACTTTGCAACCAAGATGGCGGCGATGTGCGTGATTCGAGGGGTAGACCATAACTATTTATGCGATAAGCTCAAGCTCGATAATGCGGTTATGGCCATGTTACGCAAGGGCGACATCCTCCCAGGAGAAAATCTTGAGAACCGCATACGGCGTGAACTTGGCTGGCCACGTGAGAGTGATGATCTGCTCGAAGAGCTTCAGCAAGCAACTTGTCTCAAAGACGAATCCTCAACGGACACTCTCGGCGCTCCCTTAAAAGTAGAGGATAAGCCCTCATCAATTACACCCCCGACTACTATCAAGCCGCCGAATACCTTTAAGAAACGAATGAGCATGTCGTACTTGCAGCGACCTGGAATAGCAAACGACAGTGAGACGGGTGGCCTTGGTACTCTACACGGAACGGTGGTTGCATGAGCGAGGGCGGATTTGAAACACGCCCCTACGGATGCGAAGAAGATATTGAAACGATTGACTTGGAGGAGATCTAGTGCAAGAGGTTACTTCTGCGGCTGCTACGGCTGGGGGATCGAATAGGCGCAAAGCCAAGGACCTGCTGGCTATATATCACGAGGATGCCGGGGTGCCGGCCGGGTTGGCTTTGGGCCTGGTGCTGCATGCCGAGAGCATGATACGCCTGCACATCAAGCAGGCTGGGGCGGCCGCCGCGTTGAACCTGGCGATCGAGGCATTGGACGAAACCCTCAGCCATATCGTTGGCTGGCGGGAAGCGGACCAGAAGAGGTGCAACTACCCGTATCAGAGGATGCCCCGAGGACATGCATGATGTGGACGCAAGGCGTCTAATGTTAAGCATAATACTGTTGAATACAGATAGTTAGATATAACAACTAATAATAGTTATTATGTAATAAATCATATTACTATCTTTCCATAACGGTAGATATCAACAGGATACCCAGGAGGAAACGTGGATAACAAAGCAGTCTGCGCGATTGTGTTTGAGGATCACCGGCTGGAAAAGTCCGTGGTAGTTGCGGGAGCGATGGAGATCGGCCTGCGCCTCGAGAGTTGGGAGACGACAAAGGAGCCCAAATTGAGGCGCTTTATCGTCTCCAAGGAGATCAAGGTCTACCAGGATGCGCAGTATGCGCTAGGCGGCATGAATACCGACAGCACCAAGAAATCGGTGCATGAAGCCAACGAAATCTACCTCTGCCCGAGTGACACCACTCCATCGGATGCTATCCGGATCGCGCTGGGCATGTGGGAAGATCCCAACCCAGTGCGTGAACTGTTTGACAGTCTTTGTACGCGTGGCGCCTTGTTGAGCAAGCAGGCGTACAAGGTGCAGGAACCATGACCCTAATCCCCACCAAGTACACCAGCGAGCTCGAGGCCGGCCTGGCTTACGTGCTGAAGTGTGTTGGGATTGCTTACGAGTGCCAGTTCCGGATCCCAGGGCTGGGTCGGCGATATATTTATGACTTTGCATTCCCGGCGCAGAAGCTGGTGGTGGAGGTGCAAGGCGCCATCTTTAAACCACAGACAGCTCATACATCCGGCACCGGCATCACCCGGGATTGCAATAAGTTGAACCTGGCCACGATCGCCGGGTGGAGGTGCCTGCAGGTGACCAGCAACATGATCCGGGACGGGCGGGCTCTCTACTACATCGAGCGAGCGCTGGGGATCAAGGAGCAATGAGGATGATGTACTTGAGGGCTGTGATTGGTGGAATGGGTCGCGGCGTTCGCTATTGCGCCTATGTGGCGATCGTGGCGATCATATTGTCGTTGCACTAGATACAAGCGGGGAATGGTCAGGCACGAATGGCCAGGGGCTAGCGTGTTGGGTGGTCCGACTCCACCGCCCCGCACAAGCCAAAATAAGTTAGGAAGTTGTACCCGTTCGATGTGAGTAGTCGGCTGTAGGTTTGATGGAATAGGCACCTGAAACTGGCAGCGCCGGATACAGTAACCGGCGAAGAGAGTAGAGGATGGATTTTGGCCTTCGCTGGAATGACGTGGAAGGGGAGGAGCAAAAGCGATGGTAATCATTTATCGCATGGTGCTAGTGAACAAAGAGCAAACACTCGAGCGGAAGCCGTTCCTGGTCTGCACGACGCCGGAGGAGGCGTTAAAAGCCGTTGATGTTTACGGCACTGACGGCTTCCATTTCGTGCGGCTCGAAATCGTAGCTGAGGTGAATTACATATCCAAGCGCGCCCTGACGGCTTTGAAAAATTCCTGGGCAACTTGTAAAGACGGCAAGGCTTCTCCAGAGGAAAAGCCGGAACCGGAGGCTGAAGCGTAGGTAGGTTATAAGCCCCGCTCGCGTAGCTGGTTGCTCAAGCGAATATGAGGGGATGAACCAGCAATGTCGAGCATAACTGAAATGCAGGGCGAGCCGGATGAGCGGGCGGGGTAGGAGGAGGAAAAGATTATGAAACTCGGTACGACTGTGTGCTCAAATTGCCACGGGTTTGGTGAGGCCAATTACACAACGCCGCTTAAAAGACAACTTACCGAGAAGCAAGCCAGTATCACCGCCCTGAAAGCGCAACTGAATTATGTGATGGATTGTTTGAAGCAGGTGAATGACCTGATACAGAAAAATTCAACTAGTTACTACATCAAAGCAGAAGTCAGTAAAGCCCTAGAAGACGCGATAGAACGATGTGCCGATGTTATCGTTTACAAGGTCGTAGCCGACCCGATAGCAGATGAAAAGCCATCGGACGGCGAGTTTGTTGATAGCCTTAAAGAGCAACGCCTGACGGGTCATAGTTAAGGGCGGGGTAGGAGGAGAACAAGGTGAATAGCAGCTTATTAGTTATTGACCAGGCCGATGGTGGGTTGCGAAAGGCTACACAGGAAGAGATCGACGCGGCGTCTGAGGTGAACAAGTTTGCACGAGTAATCATCCAAGTACTAGACCACCTGCCAAAAGGCTCCTATTTCTCGGTAGGGCGCAGAGATCCTCGTGACTCCGATTACGCTGGCATTAGATATTGGGCGCAGGTGCTCGTAACCGATGAGGATGGAGAGGAATCCCCCAGGGATTATGGAGAGGGTAAAACGTGGCGGGAAGCCCTGGCGGCTGCCGGCCTGGTGACAGAGTGAGTGCCCTCGTATTCGGCTCCCCGGAAGCGGAAGCGGTGTTGCGGCGCGCAAAGAGTGGGATCGATGACCCGATCGATCCAGCCGTGGAAGTCACGCACGCGGAGACTGCACGGAGTATTGTTGACCTGATACTAGATACCTACGCCGATCATTCTGAAAGCATCTACGTACGAGGGGATGGCGCCATTGTTATCGACGGTCGGTGGGAGAAGGAACTGCTCAAAGGGATCAAGCGGATACTGAGAGAGGCGGCGCAGCCATGACCATGAAACCCTCTACAATCGGGTGGGCAGACTACTCAGGCGCTGATGCGAATTTCGTTTTGCGCGGCAGGAATGACAGTGACTGTGAGTGCTCCCCTGGCTGCAAGAATTGCTACGTAATCAGGCTGGACAAGCGATATGGCTTCTTGCCTGAGGTCACAACCGCATACGCCTATAAACTGAACCGTTTGATGACGAAAAAGTTTCCCAAATATAGCCCCAAACGCGGCGCGCCAAATAAGCCGATGGTCTTTGTTGTGGATTGCGGGGATCTCTTTCACTCGAACGTGTCGGATCTATTCATTTGGGAAGCTATTGGGTGCCTGGGACACCGACCCGATGTGGATTGGGCGATATTGACCAAACGCCCGGAGCGGATCAGGGAGGTGCTGGAATACACGGCCTACATAAATATTTATATGGGGGTTTCCTGTGAAAACCAGGCTATGGCTGACCGGCGCATACCGATATTGTTAGCCAGTTGGAAGGGCCCGAAGTTCGTGAGCGTGGAGCCGATGCTAGAACCTATTACTCTATGTGATAGTAACAACTCGTGGCTCAGTTGTGGACGCAATGACGAAGATAATCCCGTGGACCCAGACACAGACCCCAATATCGACTGCTGCGAATCATATGCTGTAAATGGAAGCCATTATAAGGGTGGCATTGATTGGGTGATTGCGGGAGCAGAATCGGGAACTAACCGACGGCCGTTTAACCTCGAATGGGCGAAAGCGATTTACGAGCAATGCAAGGCTGCCGGCATTCCTTTTTTTGGCAAGCAGGACAGCGATCGATTTCCAGGTCGGCCGCTGCATATAGATGGGCGGATGATCCACGAGTGGCCGGGGAATAGGAGATAATATGAGTGGCCTTGTTTTCGGTAGTTCAGAAGCGAACGTGATATTGGAAAAAGACCGCAAGATAAGAACGGCAGAACAAATTGCACAAACCATGGCTGAGGATGAAGACGGCTATCCGCATTGGTTAGTCAAAGTGCCGCAATACCACTGGTACAGGGTGCGGGCTATGGATGAGGATCAGGCTATTGGGCGGGCGGAGGAAGATAACGGGGACGGGGCAGTTGAGGATATGGTCGAGGATGATCTAGAAGTATGGGATGATGCAACTGCAGAACGCGAGAAGGCGGAAGATGCCCCCAAGCCCCCGACAGTACCAGAGGAAATTAGGCATAAGTGGGATGGGGTATAACGATTGACAGCGGGCGGACACGCAGGTCCGCCCCTACGAAACAATGAGGTACCGGCCAATGGGTGAACTAGAAGTAGCGTGGATTCGCAATTACCTATCTCACCATACGGAGCATTTTGTTTCCTCGGGTATTTCCTGGGGTAAGACGTGGGCAACCTATACCAAGAAACCCGGACATGGCATGCACAGGGTTAAATCCAAATATTTACCGTTGCGAGCGACGAAGAAAGAAGCTGAGCGCGATCTCTATAACTGGTTGCAGGGGAAGCACTAATGAGCCGACTAGCCGAGATAGGCTGCGCGATCGTGTTCGTGGTGATCGTTGTGGTGCTGGGGTGGGGAGTAATTGCGTTGGTGAGGTCGCTATGACTACTAGAGAGACCGTGATAATGCTGATCCTGGTGGTCGTGATTGCGCTCATATTCGTGTGGGCCGGCAACTATGCAGAGACACACCTAGTGACGATTAGATGACAGTGCAACTCATCCAGGGGGATTGCCTGGAAGTATTACCGACGTTGCCCGAGAAAAGCGTTCAGTGCGTCGTAACATCGCCACCATACTGGGGTTTGCGCGATTATGGCGTAGATGGCCAGCTCGGTCTTGAGGCAACACCCGATCTCTACGTCGAGCACCTGGTGGCGGTGGGGCGGGAATTATGGCGAGTGCTGCGAGATGACGGGACACTATGGTTAAACCTGGGCGATAGTTATGCCGGCGGGGGCAGGGGCGGAAATACGGATGCGATCACCGGTCATGGTAAAGATGCCTCGATAATAGACAAGAGTAAGCGTTGGGGTGGTGGAAATGTGCCGGCGGTCGGAGGATTGAAGCGTAAAGACCTGGTCGGCATCCCCTGGATGGTCGCCTTTGCCTTGCGAGCTGACGGTTGGTATCTACGGCAGGATATTGTGTGGGCGAAAGCGAACCCGATGCCCGAATCCGTTACAGATCGATGCACTAAGAGCCACGAATACCTGTTCTTGTTGACCAAGAGCGCAAGGTATTACTTCGACAACGCGGCAATCAAAGAACCCAGCACGGGGCAAAATGGTAAAGCAGCCGACTTTAAGAGAGTTACGAAAGACCATCTATTACCGGGACAATCCGCAATACAGCATCGGATGGACAGGAAGCCGGTAGAGGATAATGGCACCCGAAATCGGCGTGATGTTTGGTTTATCGCCAAGCAAGGATATTCAGAAGCCCATTTTGCGACGTTTCCAGAAGCCTTGGTCGAGCCGTGCATACTGGCTGGCAGTAAGGCGGGCGATGTTGTGTTGGATCCCTTCTCTGGTAGCGGTACTACCGGGAAAGTGGCGGTTAAGCATGGTCGCTCATTTGTGGGGATAGATCTCAAAGCCGATTATGTCGCAATGTCGCAAACGCGGATAGGCGCCATACCGATGCCGATATGACCAACGCCTTGCTCGCTTTGCTCCTGGCGTTGCATGTGATTAGCCTGCCGGTCACGGTGACCACCTATGGCATAGACGATCAATACCTAGGCCGGCGCCATGCGGCAAGTTGGCACGGCGTAACGCCACCAGGTGCGCCGGAGGTGGTGGATGATGAATACCTGGGTGCAGCGAGCAATGATGTGCCAATGGGCACTATTTTGCATGTGACGTTAATGGCAGAGTGCAACGGGGAGATAATGCCCAGGCGAGAGGTCACAGTGACAGTTGTGGACCGCCTGGCGGATGGGATTACGGGCTACGTTGATCTGTGGCCGGCCGCCGCGCGGGCGGTGGGGTTGGGAGTGGATGGGTGTGCGTTGGGTGAGGTGAGATAGTGTTGAGGAGGCACGCCCTGGGGATATTGATCGTGGCGTGCATCGTGTGCCTGGTGGTAATCAAAATCACACTCTGGCTCTACTAGGGGGCTGAATGGCATCACGTTATTGGATCAAACTGTATCACGAGATTCTGCATGACCCTAAAATGGAACGCTTGACCGACCACCTGTTTGCCTTGTGTATGAAGCTGTTTTTATTGGCCGGTGAGGTGGATAAAGACGGAGAGTTACCGAAAGTCGATGATATTGAATGGACCTTGCGCAGGGAAGCCGGGACGATCCTGCCGGACTTGGAGGAATTGGCCAAGGTAGGGATCGTACACCTGGATAACGATCGCTGGATTGTGAGCCACTTTGCAGAGCGCCAGGATAATATCACGCCGGCAGAGGGCATGGCGAGATTGCGGGAAAGGCGGCATAAGGCGGAATATTACGTGCCGGCCACGAACACGCCCGAATCAGCAGCGACGACAGAATCCACACCTCTAGAACAGCAACCCGCAATACCTTCCCCTTCACAGGCTATTAACCTACCCAGTGAAGCGCCTGTTAATGAGCCGTTAAGAAACTTAACACAGATTAGATTAGAAGAGATAAGATTAGATTCAGAAACAGAAAAGATCAGATCAGACCCCCCGCGCGCGCCGGCGACGCCACCTCCTAATCCTCAATCCGCACCTGGTAGGGATATTTCTTTTTCTAATATTAATAAACATACTCTTCCTCCTAATTTGCCTAAGGAGCCCAATAAAGACCTCGTGTATGGGGAAACGGCAGAACTGGAAACTGCTATATATCAAGCATGGGCTGCTATATCTTCATTTCGCCCAGATAAGATAGAAAAATCCATACTTGATCATATGTGCAGAATGTTTGGGTATAGGCATGTATTGGATGTTCTCAAAACGTCTTGCGGATATAGAACACTCATGGAAGTTGACGCATTTCTGAGATCGGAATGCGGGGATGCCAGATGAACAAGGCTGTAGAACCAATAATAAACGGTATAGCGAAGGCTCTCAAACTACGTTGGCACAAGCGGCACGGGAGCCATATGCAACACAGGAAGCATAAGGCGAATAGGGCGAAGGCGGAGAAATGAATTTATTGGCCAAACTGATCTGCAAGATCTTCGGTCATAAGCCGGGCGCATGGCATTTCAATGAGACACCGGATAAATCTGCCTGGTGGGAGTGTAGGCGTTGCGGGTATCATTATCCTCCGAAAGGGGTTGATTATAAGGTGCAATGGTACATCTCTAAAGCCCCCTACATAAGCCCCAAGAAAATGATCGATAGGGACCATCCAGGGCCTAGGGTTGGAGATTGGTGATATGAACATCTGCTTGCACCAGGAGGAACCTAAAGCAGCGAATCCGGGCGTGCCCTGGAAGTGCGAGAAATGCGGTGAACCACTGGCGTTAACTCATAATAATAGATGCAAAGTTACAGGCACAATCACATTCCTCCCTGAGTATGTGATGTTAGAATGTCCAAACTGCCGATGGGACAATCCTTGGTATTGCAATAAATCTTGCATTACTCATTGACAATGCAATAATAACCTGATATACTAGTAGTGGCTGTATGCAGGTATGGGCCACCTGGTTCAAGGGGTATCCCTCGAATCGGGTGGTTTTTTATTGCCTGATAGTCAGAGGTGAACGTGCCACATAGAGCGCCAAGACCGTGCAGGGTTCAGGGATGTCCAGGATATGCAGCCCGGCGCGGGTACTGCAATGATCATGCCAAGCAGAACGACCAGGCTTATGACAAGTCCAGGGGATCGTCAGCATCAAGAGGTTACGATGCTGAGTGGGCAAGGTTGCGAGCAGAGTACATCAGGGAGCATCCGTTCTGTGTGTTGTGTGGCGAACCTACTACTGATGTGGATCACATCATACCCAGGGCGCTTGGTGGCTCGAATGAGGATGGCAACCTGAGAGCGCTGTGCCATAGCTGCCATAGTTCACGCACACAGCGCGACACGAACGGGTAGGGGCGTACAAATCGCTAGAGCAAAAAGTCCATTAGAC